CTGACAGTAATAATATCTTTGGTTTTTTAGTTTTGTTTGGGTCTACTTTCTTTAACTTTGGTAACTGTATTTCCATTAAAAATCTCCGTATAACTTTATTATAAATATGCTTTTGGTATCTTAACCTTTCATTTTTTTGAAAATAAATTTGTCAATTGGCCAAAAAATTATGGCTCCTACAAATTGAAATCCAATTACTGTTTCTAAATTTGACCATCCTAATATATCTGAAAACAAATACATACATGGCCATGAAACTATTATACCTAATTGCCATTTGGCATGATATGTTAAATACTTCTTCATGTTATTATTGTTACTGGTTTATTTAATTTTTTAGCTGTTTTAATTGCACTTGTACTTCCATTTGAAGGAGTTCCATTTGGTATAAATGCCATCATTACATCACATGCTTTTGCAATCAACATATTTCTATGATGAAACTGAGATACATGATATGTTTTATTATAATAATTATCAGACATTGCTGAGTATAAATTTTTTGTAGTATGGGCTGGATTAAATTCTTTGTATTTAATTCCGAACTCTAAAGCAAATTTTCTTACAAACTTATCAGCTCCGTATTGGGCTCCTCCTGATATTACAATTAATGCATCACCAAATTTTTGTTTAAGCTTAAATAACGCATCTTTAATTTTACGCGTATTTTCATATTCTCTACTTCCAATCATTGCTACTTTCATTCTTTAATTCTATCTGCTTTAGGACATAAATCTAATTGATCTTTAAATTCACACCATTTGCAATGTTTATTATTTTTACCTGCAATTGCTGGATATGGTCTATTAACATACTCTCCATTTTCTTGAAAACTAGAGTCAACAAAACCTTGTATGGATGTAGTTAATTTATTTCTAGTAGGTTTACCTGATGCAGGTGAAAATTCTGTTATACGTTTTTGAGGAAACATTGCACCGTCAATTAATTTTCGTTTTACTATCATATACTTTACATCTATCTTTTCAACATCAAATCCATATTGGTCTGCAAAATATTTTTTGTATAATACTAACTGAGATGTTTTTGTCTTATCTGCCTTTTGGTATTTGTTCCATCCCATGGTTGAAGTTTTAATATCTATAATAGTTATCTTACCATCTCGTTTATCTCTAATAACAACGTCTAGATATCCTAACATCATAACTTTATCATTTGTATTGTTTACTGGATGATATATTGGAACTTCGATGCCAATTAATTCTTCGTTCTTTGCAGAAAAATATTGTCCTCGTTTTTTCTTAAACCAATCTAATATAGCAACACCATCAGAATAAAACTCATTTAGCTCTCGTTGAGTACTAAAATGCTCTCCCATCTTTTCAACAGCTTCTTTATATAAAGAATGCATTTGATCGGCTAAGTATTTGTTAAGATCGATTTGATTGGCTTTAGTAACAGACTGCTCGAACATTACAGTTAGATAATTTTGTAATGTTTCATGAAATGCTGTACCAAATATAGTATGTATTGATTGACTAAAAGTCCTTAATCCTTTTACATATGCTAACTCCCAATGTTTAGGGCAGGTAGAATACATTGCATATTGAGAATAGGATATTTTTTTGTCGCCTTTTACTGGCTCTCTTTGGTTGTACTTTAAAAACTTATTCATATATAAATATAAGAAAAAAATCTCGTACTACCAAATTATTTACCCCATTTGTTTGCAGAAACTATCTGAGCTATAATACCATATATTGATAAATCTTGGAATGTATCTTGTTCAGATTCTCCTACTTCATCTTTATGTCCTAATACAATTAATTGTTTTAATCTTTGTACTTTATCATTCATACGAAACCATAATCCAGTTAATGATAATTTAATATCATCTTTAGTTTCTAGATTAGTTCCTACTGATATATTACCAGGTCCATAATTTTTTTGTTTCTTGCAAAACATTTGATATTGTTCTTCCATTATTTTTTTGAACTCTTTACATGTATTTGGATAATGTTCTTCACAATATTGTATTGCATGATGAGTAGCTGCAGTATTATCTACTTCTTGAAAATCTACTCTTGGTCTATCTTTTATTGTTTTCATTTTAATAACTTTTTAATTTCTTTTTCTGTTTTACCATAAACTTTCATTGCATCTACTAATGATTGAAGTCCTTCTGTAGTCAATATTAATATATCTATCATACTTTCAGCTTCACGAGTACTAGTTACATAATGATCTTTTACAAATTTAACAAGATCTTTATTATACTTATCAGACTTTTTACCTTTAATGTATTTAGCACGTACATTGGCCTTTGGTAGAATATCATAATATAATTGATATACATGTTTTTTACTCAAAGGTCCAATTGTATATTGTTGAAACATATCTACTATTTCTGTTATGTCCATATGCATAGATAACCATCTATTGATAATATATGGACTAAATGATTTTTGATCTGCTTCAGATAATTTATCCCATGGCTTCTTTTTATGAGTTAAATGATTGATATGATCAAATATAGTAGCTGGCTTTTTCATATTAATATTGTTGTTGCATTTGTGGCTGAACTGGTTCATCTTTTGGAATATCTGTAATAACACATTCTGTTGTTAACATTGTTCCTGCTACTGATGCTGCTTTTTCTAAAGCAATCCTTGTTACTTTAACTGGATCAATAATACCTGCTTCTATCATATCAACTACCTTTTCATTCCTTGCATCAAATCCTTCTGTTTGATTATGAGGTGTCGAATCTTTTGTATATTTTTTTGGACCTAATTTGTTAAAAATAACTTCTGAGTTTAGTCCTGCATTTTCCATAATAGTATTAAATGGTGCATGACAAGCCATCTCAACAATATCTCCTCCTAATTCTTGATCTTCATTAGCATATATCTCAACATCATCATTTACCCATCGTCTTAATATTACTCCTCCTCCTGGTATGATACCTTCGAAGATTGCTGCTTTGGTTGCATTTAATGCATCATCAATTCTATCTTTCTTTTCTTTCATTTCAATTTCAGACTCAGCACCAATCTTAATAACTGCAACTCCTCCAGCTAATTTAGCTAGCCTTTCTTGAAGTTTTTCTACTTCATAATCAGATGCAGTATTTTCTATCTGTACTTTAATTGATTCTATACGCTCTTTGATTGCATCTTTATTACCACCACCACTTACAATAGTTGTATTATCTTTTGATATAACTAATTTATCAGATGTTCCTAATAAATCCATTGTGGCTTCTTCTAACTCATATCCATGATCTTCTGATATAACTGTACCTCCTGTTAATGTTGCAATATCTTGAAGAATAGCTTTTCTTCTTTCTCCAAACCCTGGAGCCTTTACGGCTGCTACTTTTAAACTACCTCTAATTTTATTTACTACCAATGTAGATAAAGCTTCTCCATCAACATCTTCTGCAATAATTAAAACTTCTTTACCAGTTTGCATTACTTGTTCTAAAATTGGTAACAAATCTTTCATATGAGATATTTTACTATCTACAATTAAAATATATGCATCTTCTAATATAGTTTCCATTTTATTTGAATCTGTAACAAAATATGGAGATAGATATCCTCTATCAAACTGCATGCCTTCTACAACATCTAATATAGTTTCTGCAGTTTTGCCTTCTTCAACTGTAATTACACCATCTCTACCTACTTTATCCATTGCCTCTGCAATCATTGAGCCAATAGATGGATCATTATTAGCTGAAATAGTTCCTACTTGAGCAATCTCTTCTGTACCGTTAACTGGTCTTGCATTTTGTTCAAGAAAATATACTACATTATTAACTGCTATATCAATTCCTCGTTTAAGTTCTATAGGATTTGCACCATTAGCAATTTTCTTAAATCCTTCATTAAGTATTGCATGTGCTAATACAGTTGCAGTTGTTGTACCATCTCCTGCTTGGTCATTTGTTTTAGATGCAGCTTCTTTAACCATCTGAGCTCCTGCATTCATTACTGGATCTTCTAATTCAATTTGCTTTGCAACTGATACTCCATCTTTAGTTACTGTTGGAGAACCATAAGAGTTTTCAATAACTACTGTTCTTCCTTTTGGTCCAAGTGTTGCAGAAACAGCATTTGCTAATGCCTCTACACCATTTAATAAGTCTTCTCTAGCGTCATCGCCAAATGTTAATTCTTTTGCCATAATAATTTAATTTTTTTGTTTTTCTAATTTAGGTAAAAATTCATCATTGATATGTCCACAATCATCACATCTAAAAACTGGAACTGGGACTAATTGTTCTTTACCTGTAGGTGATACTAATGCAGATAATCTTTTAAACATTTGTACTTGTCTAAATACCTTACCACCACATTCGTCACAACAAACATCTTTAAGATCTGCTGCATTAATTGTTAATCCTGGTTCTTGTCTTTGAGGACCTCCCATTTTTATTTCTTTACCCATAATTTTACTTTATTTAATTTCATTAATTAGTTTGACTATTGTAGCCATAATATGTATTTCTTTATCAACTGCAAATGCATCTTGATATTGAGATTCTGCTAAGATTAATATGATTGATGCAATATGACCTTTTCCATATGTATCTATTTCATCAAATAAAAATTTATATAATGCTGTAAAATCTTTAACCTTACTATCATTAATTAATTGTCGTATATTTTGAAAACAACTTTTTTTATCTTTTTCGTTTTGTAAGATATCTAAAAGTTTTGTCATATAATTTGCTTGTACTAAACTTTGTTTATCAATTTGTAACTTACCATCAATTACTTGTCGTTGAGCTGAATTTAGTACTCTTCTAATATCTGGATATCCACTATTAATTAGAGTTGCAAGATCTGTCATTTCAAATTTTACATTTTCATCTTTTAAGATTTCAACAATTCTTTTAGCAACTTCCTTTTTATTAGGAGGAGTAATACCAAATACCTGACATCTACTTTGGATAGGATCGATAATTTTCTCAACATAATTACATGTTAAGATAAATCTAGTTGTTTTACTAAATGTTTCCATTAGATTTCTTAATGCAGCTTGACCATTTGGAGTCATATAATCTGCTTCATCTAATATAACAATTTTCCATTTTTTGAATCCAATTGTACTAGCATAATTTTTAATCTTAGTACGAACAGTTTCAACATTATTTTCATCAGATGCATTTATATACATAATATCAGCATCAATATTTCCTGCAATAATTTTTGCTAATGTAGTTTTACCTGTACCAGCTTGTCCATAAAATAATAAATGAGGAACATCGCCATTCTTAAGATATAATTGTACTTTGCTAATAACTGCTTCATTACCAACATATCCATCTAAAGTTCCGGGTCTAAACTTTTCTACCCATAATGTATTTTCTTGATTTCCAAACATATTAATTAGCTTGTAATTGTACTAAGTAATAAGTAGATGAATAATCTTTACCTGTAAATGATACTCTTGCTAGTCCTGCACTTGATACTTCAATATATCCTGTCTCTGCTTCTTTATTTGCAACTAATATTTCTTTAAATAAATTAGCAGAAAAACAAGTTGCTTTAAGATCTACTTGTTCTCCTTCTGGAGTAGTAGGCCAAGTAATTCTATTTGTATTCAAAGTTGAATAATTAAGAATCATATTAGTTCCTAATGCATCACTTTCAATAGCAAAGTTTTCTGTTTCTGGTAATGCATTTTTAGATTTAACAAATTTATCTGCAAAATCTTTTGTTAATTTAATTTTAACATTAAAGTCTGGCAATTGT